AACGGCCTTACGGCTGGCGCTATGTGATGGCCGATGACGCCCAACCCATCGGTGACGAGGGTGGCTACTACGAGATGCCGGCCTTCGTGGCACGCTGGCGAATGATGTCAGGCAGCCAGTGGGGGTTCTCGCCGGCCATGCTGGCACTGCCAGACATCCTGACGCTGAACGAACTGGTCAACCTCATCCTGCGCTCGGCAGAGAAGGTGCTCGACCCGGTCACGCTCACCACCCAGCGCGGTGTGATGGGCGACCTGGACATGGAGCCCGGCGGCGTGGTGGTGGTGCAGGACATCAACGACGTGAAGCCCTACGAGAGTGGGGCGCGCTTCGATGTGTCCGAGCTTCAGAGAGACAGCCTGCAGGCGTCCATCAGGACCACGTTCCACGTGGACCAGCTGGAACTCAAAGAGTCGCCGGCCATGACCGCGACCGAGGTGAACGTCCGATACGAACTGATGCAACGCCTGCTCGGTCCCACGCTGGGCCGGCTGCAGAATGACTTCCTCGATCCCCTGGTGAGTCGCACCTTCAAGATACTGATGCGCGCCGGCCAGCTGCCAGAGGTGCCCGAGTCGCTCAGGGAAGCCGGCGGGGAGATGGACATCGAGTACACCGGGCCCCTCGCCAGGGCGCAGCGCATGACCGAAGCCGACAGCATGACCCGTTGGGTGAACAACCTGGCGCCGCTTGCGCAGTTGAAGCCAGAGATTCTGGACAACGTCGACTTCGACGCCTTCGCTCGTGAGCTTGGCGAGACCCTCGGTGTGCCGGCCAGCAACGTGCGCAGTGAGATCGACATCAAGCGGATACGCAAGTCTCGCGAAGAGGCGATGGCACGCCAGCGCATGGCCCAGCAGGCAGTGGGCGACGGCCAGGCCATGGAGGCGATGGGCAAGGGCAAGGCTGCACTCGTCGAGGGCTATGGCGAGGAGGGCTCGAACCAGCTGATCGAGAAGGTCGGCGAGCAGATGGGAGTCGCCGGTGGCGGATAAGCCACCGCTCAAGCCGTTAGCGACGCCAACGGACAAGCTGCGCGAGGCCCGGCGCCAGACGATCGGCAGGGCGGCTGACATCGTCCAGCATGCGCTCCACAACGAGAACGGCGTCGAGCTTCTCGCCTTGATGGAGCAACAGTTCCCCGGTGCGTTCCACGTGGACCCGACACAGCATGCCTTCAATGCGGGGCAGCGCTCGGTGTTGGTGTGGCTCGCTGAACATCTCAACTTCACAGTGGAGTGAACAACATGTGGACAACTCGGTATCCAGTGATGCAGGGCGAAGGAGACGGCAGCGGATCAGGCGGCGGTGGATTGCCTGCGCCCGGCGGCGGCGGGCCAGGGCCAGGAACCCCGTGGTACTCGGGGCTCGCCGGCGAAGGGGCCGAACTGCCGGCACTGGTGACCGAGGCGCCTGACTTCAACACCTTCGTGAAGAACGCAGTGGAGACGAAGGCCTACCAGGGCGACAGCTTGCGGATCCCCGGTCCCGAAGCCACCGTCGATGACCGTACCGCCTTCCATGCGAAGCTCGCCGAGCGTGTGCCGGGCGTCTACTACATGCCCGACCCGAGTGACCCGGCGCAGATCAAGGCACTGCAGCGCAAGCTCGGCGCGCCCGAGGACGGGAATGGATACACATTCACACCGCCAGAGGGCGGCGACCTCGACGAGGCGATGACGGCGCAGTACCGCAACTGGGCCAACGACCTCGACATGACGCAGGCGCAGGCCGACGGCATCTACAAGCGCTTCAACGAGTACCAGCTGGCTGCGCTCGGCACGCTGAAGGGCGGCCACGACGAGAAGATCACCGCGCTCAAGGCCGAGTGGGGCGTGACCTTCCCCGACAAGGTGAAGAAGATCGACCACCTGGTGGGCAAGTATGCCGACACCGAAGGGTTCCGCGCCGAGCTTGCCGCCGGCAACGTGCCGCCGCACATCCTGAAGATGTTCAGCCAGATGGCCGATGGCCTGCTGGGTGAGGGCATGCAGATGGTGGGCACTGGCGGGAACCAGCAGCCAGCGGGGCTGCCACCTGCCGAAGCCGCGGAGCGTGCCGCGGAGGTGCGCAACCACAAGGCCTTCCTCGACGAGGCGCACCCCGAGCACAAGGCGATGGTGAAGAAGCACCTGGAGTACATGAAGCAGGCGAACCCCACCGCCAGCCAAGACCCGCCGGCCAGGGCAGGGTTGGGATAGGGTTGCAGACACTCTATTCAGAGTGTACATAGACGGTCAGAGGGGACTACCGCGTCCGCGGCCCCCTCGACCCCTGCCGGCATGCCAGGCTACGCATGCAAGCAACGGGTCCGGTCAGCCGGGCTACCCCTGCGAAGGACATTGTGTACAACGTAGGAGGGCAGCCTAATGGCCGTCAGCATCTCCAACGTCTACATCGAGACCTTCGAGCAGATTGTTCGACATCTCGCGCAGCAGGCTGCGACAAAGTTACGTTCACACGTGACCGAGCGCGCCGAGCAGAGCGAGAAGCACAACTGGGAGAGGCTCGGTGCCGGCGTGGCTTCCGAGAAGACCACCGTACTGCAGGACACCCCCGTTCAAGAGCTTCCCTGGTCGAGACGTGTGTCGCTCACGCGCACCTTCGACGCCGGCGAGGCGACCGAGCAGGAAGACATCGTGCAGATGTTGGTCGACCCCAACTCCAACATCGCTCAGAACATCGCCATGTCACTACGGCGCGCAGTCGATGACCTGATCATCGAGAACGCAACGGGTGACGCCACAGACGGCAGCGGTGGCTCAGTAGCACTCCCGGCCAGTCAGACCATCGGGACGGGCGTAGCGCCCATCTCCTTCGACGACATCACGGCCATTCAAGAACTGTTCATGGAGAACGACATCGATCCCGACGTGCCCAAGGTAGCCATCGTGGGTCCGACTCAGGTCAGAAAGCTGATGCAGCTGACCGAGCAGACCTCGAAGGATTACGTGCGGCAGGGGCTCGATGAACTCAGCCAGTACGGCATCGTGCCAAGCTGGATGGGGTTCACCTGGATTATGTCAACGAGACTGCTCGCCCCGTCGCCAGGCGAACTGTTCTGTCTCTTCTTCACCCGCCGAGCCCTAGGCCTGCACATCGCACGTGACATCACGGTGCGAGTGGCCGAAGACCCATCGAAGAGCTTTGCGTGGCGCATCTACGGCTACTGGTCGATGGGTAGCGTTCGTGTGGAAGACGAGCACATCGTCAACTTGCACGTGAAGGATGCGCTTGCGTAAGCGCTGAACTCGTTCGGGGGGAGGGTTGTATCTCCCCCCTGCTTTTCAGAGGACTAGACCATGGCCGCGAACAACACAGACGCCTACAACTCACAATCGAACCAGGCCGACCGCAACGTCGTGCGCCTGGCCGCTATCACCGCCGAGCGGACCTACTACCCGACCGGCAGCGAGACCGAGCTTCGACTCGAAGAGCTTGAGACCGATCTCACCGCACGTGTCGCCAACGACACCGCGAGGCTTGCGCACTTCGACGCCTTCGAGACCAACTAGTCATGGCGATCGGCGCGCCCCCCGAATGGATCTCTGATCAGGTGGCGGCTATCCGCCTTCGCCTGGTCAACCAGGTGGCGGCATTCGATGCCGAGCTTGCGCTGAAGAGCACCATCGTGGGGAGTGAGAAGGAGGCGCGTCTGATTTTCTACCGCGATGCACAGCAAGCGCGCATCGACCAGGGCACGGCTTTTCTCAACCACTACTTCACCCTGTAGGAGGGGCCATGGGCACGTCAGTCAAGGCGCTCTACAACGAACCGAAGCAGGACTTCGAGGTGGTCTCCGAGGCCGCGGGTGCTATCGCGGTCGACGCCGGCCACATCCAGCTGTGGATCGGCGCCACCATCGACGCGACGCACAAGCGTGCCGACATCATGCGGGCGCTCGACACGGTCCAAGACGCCATCCGCGAGAACGTGCCGTCGTACCCCACCAGCAGTGTGGTCACGTCGTGTGTGTTCACGCCGGGCGCCGCGACTAGCACCACGGTCGTCAGCGAGGGCGCAGGCCCAGCTGTGCCGACCGAGGACGACGTGGCGATGTTCTACCACCAGGACTACGTCGAGGCCGGCGGGCGACCGTCAGCCAGTCAGCTGTTCAAGGGAATGCACGTCGAACTGTGGGAGCGTTTCCTCGAAGAGCGCAAAGCCGCATAGGAGGCAACATGCCGAAGAAAGCTATCAACCGCACCATGATCAACGTGGTGCAGAAGCACCTACGCCAGGGCCACACGCCCGAGGCGATCGCTGCGTCGTACAACATCGAGATCGGTGTCGTGAAGGCCTTCACCGAGGAGAACGAAGCCGACGTGCGCGCCAGCATCCGCGAAGCCGAGAATGTGCTGCACATCGAGGACAAGCTCGCCAAGGACGAACTCGACGCTGCGAAGCAGAAGCGCCGGCAGTCGGCACTGAAGGCAGCGGCAACACGCAGGGCCAACGCGGAAGCAGAAGCTGCTGACGCCGGCTAGGAGTAGACCATGGCCTCCCAGGTGTCGATCTGTAATCAGGCACTGGGGTGGCTTGGTGCGAACCTCATCATCTCGCTGAATGATGACAACAAAGAAGCGCAGCTGTGCAAGACCAACTACCCCGACATCCGCAACGCGGTGCTCGAAGAGCGCGAGTGGACGTTCTGCGTGCGCCGCATCAGCCTGTCGCCGTTGGTGCTGGAGCCAGTCTACGGGTACACCAACCAGTTCCTGATCCCGCCCGAAGTCATCCGCATTCTCAATGTTCCCGACACGCGCTTCGGTGACACCAACGACACGCTGATCGGCACCGGGCTCGGGGGCGCACACGAGGGCCCCGACCAGCAGCCGCAGCTGGGCACGTTTCGTGTCGAGTCTATCGAGCAGCCCACCGCGACCGGCAAGGTGATCCTCGCCAACGTCGACTCACTGTTCCTGCGCGTCATCTGGCGTGTGACCAACATCGGGCTGTACACGCCGATGTTCATCCAAGCGCTGGCGGCACGCATCGCCGCCGATCTCGCCATCCCACTCACGCAGAACCGCACCCTGCAGGCGGACATGTGGGGGCTGTACCAGAAGAAGCTCGACACGGCATCGGCCATGGACGGCATCCAGGGCAAGATGGAAATGAAGCGCAGCAACGCGATCACGCGGGTCCGATGACCACACTCGCTGACGCCAAGCTCACCGCACTGGAGGCCTTGACCGGCAACACCGGGCACACCAACGACCTCGAAGCCGAGTTCCTCGTATTGCTCGGTGCCACCGCGGGAAGCACCATCGTTGACCAGTGGTGGGAGGTGTTCGACGCCGCCGCCGTGCCTGCCGGCCAGTTCAACGACCGCGCTGTCGCGTACATCGTGGCGCAGGTGGGTGCACCGCCCAGCGATGACTACAACGCGCACTGGCAGCACTACTGGGAGAACGTCACCGTAGGACCGGTCGGTCCTACGCCGCCGCTGCTGTCGGATCTCTTCCACTGGTACGACTTCACCGATCCCTTGGTGCTGTGGCAGGACGTAGGCGGCACCGTGCCCATCGTGGTGGGACAGGACATTCTGCGCGTGGACGACAAGGGCACCGAGGGCACGCCGGTTCTCGATGACTTCCCGCCGGGTGCGGTCTGGGAAGATGATCTGCTGAACGGTTACCCCGGCACGCTGTCGACCGCCGGCTTTCCGCCGAATCTTCAGGACGCCCTCTGGCCGGGCGCCTCACCACCTGGGCCTGGCGTCACCATCTTCTCGGTGGGGCGCGAGGGCTACGCCAGCGGCTTCACTCCCAGCAACCACTACCTGCAGGCGGGTGGCCCCGGCGTCATGGGTGTCGAGGCTGACCCGACGCTCGGTGAGTGGGCCGGCAATCTGACTGGCTCCCCGCAGGCGACAGGGTCAGGCCGCGTCATCACGCTCAACGAGTGGGTGTGGAACATGGCGCGGGGCGGCGCCACCAACACCTTCGAGGCTTCGGGCACGCCCCCGGTGTTCGACGTAGGCCCCTTCGTCGCGCCCATTGCTGGCACCGTCACGCTGGGCCAGGCCAAGGGAAGCTGCATGGAGGTGCTGGTCTACGGTCGCGAACTCACCGGGCCAGAGCAGGCGCTCGTGGTCGCGTACTTCGATGCCAAGTATGGCGTGCTGCCGTACCTGACGCCGCCGGCCAGCGTGCCCGATCTGATCCACCACTTCGACTTCACCGAGAATCAGACGGTGTTCAAGAATCCGCCGGCCAACCAGCTTGCCGGTGACGGTGACTTCATCCGCCATGTGACGAACCTGGGCTCCGATGGCACGCCGATCACTTCGGCATCAACCGGGATCGCTCCCATCTACCGCACCGGGGTTGTCAACGGTCTCAACGTCGCGAGCTACGAGGGCACCTCGAAGACGCTCGATGCCGTCGTTGCGGCAGGGCATGCGTCCAGCAGTCTCGGCCTGTCCATGGCGCTGGTCTTCCGGTGGGTCGCTGGCCCTGCGGCGACGAACAGCATGGCGGCTTGGCAGAACAATCTCATGCGGACGCACGGCGCACGATTCGGCCAGCACTTCGTTGCTGGCGCACCCGGCAACGTAAGCTCTATTGCGCCGCTGGCCGGCGGCATCTGGTATCTCGGGGCCTTCGCGTTCGATGGCGGCAATGGCGTGGATCGCTGGCGGTGGAGCGGCGAGCTTTTGCAGACTGCGGCCTTGGGGTTCTTGACCGACATCCCACCCGGCAGCACGATTGAGATCGCGAACGCCAGCGTTACGATTCAGGTGGGCGAGTACGCTGTGTGGGATGGGCAACTGTCAGCAGCCGAGTTCGACGCGATCTTCGCCTACGCCGACGAGAAGTACGGTGGCCTGCCGTCCCCGGCACCGCTGCTGCCGCCGTTCCTGCCGAATCTCCACCACTGGTGGGACTTCACTGATGCGGCCACGGTGTGGGCAGATACAGCCGCCGGCATGCCCATCACTGATGGCACCATCATCCAGCGTGTCGACGACAAGGGCACCGCCGCGGACGATCTGCTGGACGCGGGCTCGGGGATCACCTGGCATGCCGGCGTGGTCAACGGTCTGGCAGTAGCGCGTAACACTGTCGTGCAGGTGCCATCACGGTTCACCAGCCAAGCGCTGGCCGGATTTGTGGGCGGCTTGAACGGGTTCACCTACAGTTCCGTGAAGCGCCATTTCATCATACCGGCTGCGCAGGGGATTATGCACGCCATCGACAACGGCCCCAGCGAAGTAACGCAGGAGTCAGGCTTCGGCTCTTGGATAGAGGACCACCCGACGCAGGGCACGACGGTCAGCAACAAGGCAGTGGTTCCCAACGAGTGGGTTAGCCACGACGTGTCGGACGGCACCGGCGCTCCTGCTGGTTACATTCAACACGTCTCAGGAGCAGTGGACGTAACAGCGATACAGGCCTACCAGCTGCAGGCTGCCACGCCGGTCGAGATTTTCGCGCAGAGTGTGGACGGTGAGATTGGCGAGATTCTGGTCTACGACCGTAACCTGAGTGCCGCCGAGCTTCTGACCTTGCAGGCGTACTACGACGCCAAGTACGCCGCGCTCCCGCACCTCTGATGTCATGGCCTACTACCCGATTCAAGAGTCGTTCTCAGCTGGCGAAATCAGCCCTCGGGTGTTCGCTCAGGAGTCGTCGCCCGTCTATCTCAAGGGCGCGGAGATCATGCGCAACTTCGTTGCGCTGTCGCAGGGCCCCGCGAAGCGCAGGACGGCGTTCCGCTTCATAGCCGATCTCGCCGACGTTGGCGCCATCGACGAGC